TTCGCCACTCATGTCATCAGCTCCTGGTACACCAGCTGAGAAGCCGTCTCAGCGTCACCCTCGTTGTGTGCCTCATAGGCGTCAACGTATCGCTCAAGGTCCTCAAGCGAATTGCCTGCCGAGTAGAGGTCGATGTCCAGAGGGTTGAGCGGATAGATGCCCAACAGACGACTGGCTCTGTCGGCCGCAGTGACCACGCGATGCTCACCGAAGTTTCTGATGCGCAAGGCCGCGTCCTCATCCGCCTGATTGGCGACGAGATACACGTCTACCATGCGTCCCGTAGGTGGCTGCACCGCCCACTGACCACCAGCGATCTGGTCAACGATGCCAGCAAAGCACATCCCTGACTGACAGCGCCAGTTGCCCTGGTCCCACTCCTGGGGGTGGTTGTTGATCCACTTGAGCGCCTTACGCGCCAAGGCTACGTTGAACACGGTTCAGCCCCCTTCGGAAGAATCGCCTAAAGGGGAGGGCGCGTTGCCCTCCAGACGGTCGATGGTTTCCTGGAACAGCTCAACCACATCGTCACGCGTGGTGCCGTAGTCGTCGTTGAAGCTGGGGATAGAGCGTGCCCAGGAATCACCATTGTTCCTTTGGGCGCGCTCAATTAGCGTGCGCTCTACCTCTCTCACGGTGTCCTGGTAAAGCACGCTCCACTCCGCAACCTCCGTGCCCTGCTCTGCCTCCACGCTCCAGTCTGCGAAGCGCCAGACCCCATAAGGATCATCGTCGGTGCCCAGGTTGGAGTACAGGTTGCCCAGGGTGACGCTGGCGATCAGGCCCTGAGCACAAGCCTGCCAGTCGTTGCAGAAGGCGTTCTGAGGGTCAACCTCGGGGTGTGGGTTCTGGAACCACTCACCCTTGCACCAGATGCCTTCTTGGACGGTCGCTGCCTTGGCGGCCTTGAGGGCCTCCACGACAGTCTCAGGATGCTTCTCGATGCCAGGCGGGAGGTAGCGCTGACGCGTTCCCTCTAATGCCTCGATGTAGGTGTTTGACACTTGATGCTCCTTCTTGGTGGGTAGACACGTAGGACGGGGCGCAGGGGATCTGGACACCCCGTCCCACGCGAGTGGATCACGTCAACGCTGACGCGAGATGCTTGGCTTCTTCGGTGGCGATGGCCTTGTCAAAGGCGCCGATCACGTCCTGATACTTCGTGCGATCGTCGTCGTTGAACGTGGGAACGTCGTCGTAACGCTCCGTGTAAGGCTCATCGTCAGGGTCGTCAGGGTCCTCTGGCACGTAGACCTCCAACTCTGGAGCAGCCATGCGCAGAGCCTCAACAGCACCCTGGTACACCTGGTAGTGCTCATCCTGCTCGTACATGTCCTCATCGAACATCCACGTGAGCTTGGGAGGCTCGCCTGAGCCGTAAGCCTTGCCCAAGTGGTTTCCGATGGTCACGATGCCGATGGCTCCAGCCGCACACAGCCCAGCTGTTGCAGTAGGCGTCGTCAGGGTCCAAGTCAGGGTTGTCGTTGTGGAACCAGTTTCCCTGCGTCCAGCGATGCTCGTCCTTGAGCACGCGCTTTGCCTGACGTAGAGCATCCAGGGTGTTGGTAGCGCGCCCCTGGAAGCCTGACGGAGTGAAGACCTGCCACTTGTCAGGCATTGAGCACCACCTGAGGGTCAGGAGCCACAGCGTGGGTGATGCTGGTCACCAACGACTGCGTGACTGCCTGCACGGCCTTGGCCTCAGCCTCAGCGGCTGCGGCCAGAGCGATGGCCTTGCTGAACGCCTTGAGCACGCTGGTCCGATCGGTGAAGTTGTTGTCGTTGAACGTGGGCACGTCGATCCAGGGCCTGTTCGAGGTCAGGCTGGCGCCCGAACGCAGGAACTCCAGGGCGGCCTGGTAGACATCCCAGCCTTCAGGAACGTTAGTGTCCTCATCGTCAGGCCAGACGATGCCCCATCCCTGACTGTCCTTGGGGATCGGGCAGGACACCTTGACGTAGGACTCAGGGTCGGAGATGCCATCGTGACGATCCTTGATGACCGTATCCTGGGCGGTGACATCGTTGCGTGGCTTCCACTTGAGGCGCGTGGTCTTGCGAGCTGCGCCAACGGTCACCATGAGAACTGCACCTGCTGCGCAGACCTGCCAGTCGTTGCAGAAGGGATCCTCAGGATCGACCTCTGGATGCTCGTTCTGGAACCACGCCTGCTTGACCCACTTGTCTTCCTCGAACAGAACGCTCTGTCCGCGGATGAGGGCCTCTACGGGGGTGGTCGCAGGCCCTTCAAAGCCTACGGGGATGTGAGGACGCCAGTCGATGGCGACCTTTGGATCTGTGGTGGTTGTCAATGGATGCTCCTTTGCTCAGATGCCCAGGCTCTTGTCTGGGCAGTAGAGGATGATGAAGAACACTGCTAGGAGGATGACCACGAGAACGGCTAGCCACCCTGGTCCGTTAGGCATTGTCTGCCTCTTTCACGAGATTGGCTACTGTGTGCGTTGCCTTGACTCCCTTCCCTGCCACCTTCTGACGGGCGACATCGTGTGAGTGCAGCGCGCTCTCGGCTTTGACAACAACGCTGCACACAGGCTTGTCCTTGGCTTTCGGTAGACGTGAATAGAAGTCCACCTGATAACGTTTCTGCATCAGTAGATGCTGTCTACGTCGTCGTAGGTATCTTCGTCCTCGTCCTCGTAGCTACAGTCAGGGTCACCACAGCTGCACGTAGCTTCACGATGTCTGAAGGTGGTCAGGCTGTCACGCTCACCAAGGTGAGCGACCATTTCCTGAAGGTCCTCGTACGTGTTGTCGCTGTCAAACAGCCTCGATGCGTCAGGGAGGCCGATTTCGAAGATGTCAGCAGCAGCATCCTTGGTCGTCATGTGTGGGCCTAGCTGACCCGTCTCAGGATCACGCTTGGCGACCATCTCGCCTGGGTTGACGGCGGCCCAATCGTTGTCTCCTGTGACCCTGAAGATGGGCACGTAGCCGTTCTGGAAGCAGGCCAGACCAGCCATGCAACCAGTAACACCACAGGCAGGTTCGAAGGGATCCTCCAGGATCATGTCTACGACCTGGCGCGTGGTGAACTCATCACTGATGGGCTTGAACCAGGTGGTCTGATCCCATAGGTCCATGTGAGTCCTGATGTAGCGCAGAGCCGCGTTGAGCTTCTCCATGTTTGCCATTGCCTGCACCCCTTTCCGTTGATGTACGCAGACAGCACAAAGGCCAGGGGTTCAATGGCCCCTGGCCCTTGTAAGCTTGCGCAACCATTACGTCTTCGTGGTTGTACTCGCGGATTCAGTTGTTCAGATCAGCGCGTGTGCAATGCCCTCACCACCTTTCTCACGCACCTATCCCAGAGGAGCTTTACATCAGCCCTTGGGACGCCTGTACTTACGCTTGAGTGGCTGGCCGTTGAGCCTGTGCCACTCAGCGTACTTGTTCTCAGCGTTAGACCCACCCTTCTTCATGGGCAGGTCTAGCTTGAACTTAGGAGGATTCACGCTTTGCCATCCTCTCGTACTCAGCCCTCGTGTGACCGTGGCTGTGGGTGAGCTTGACCTTGGCCTGAGCCTCGACCATGAAGCCGTTGAACACAGGATCGAAGTGCGCTGTGGTCAGCTTGATGTTGGCCAGGTCCACGTCCGTAGCAACAGCGCTCTGGCATGGGCCTTGAGTGCCGTCCTTGGAATGCGCCAGGCCTAGAGCGTGGTACAGCTCGTGGCATAGAGCAGTCTTGAGGACGTTCAACGTCCACGGGTTGCTGTCAATCCAGACCATGGCTGCACGACCAAACATGTGCCCACTTGATCCCCACCCAAAGCCCGTGATGCCCCCGTTCATCACTCTACGCTGGATGACAACGCAGTGTGACAGGGATAGACAGCCCGACGTGGGCAGTTCGTTGGGCACATTGAGCACTGTGTTGATGTAGGGCGAGCGGTTGGCCTGCTGCATCCCCACGTTCACAGCTGACATGAAGTTGCCATCAGATGCGAATTGTGCAGGGACGATGACCTCGATCTGTCGCTCAAGACTGCCCTCAACGTTCTGCTGCCAGTGCACTAACGCTGTACCAGGGCCTGTGCCATCAGCGTCAATGGGTTCTGACGAGCGACACGCGGCCAAGAGCACAAGCACGGGCAACAGAACGAGTAGGAACTTCTTGTTCATGGCACGACCTCCCCTGGGTAACACTGGTGATTACCCATCTGCTTGCAGCGCCACAGAGGATCATCCTCTTGTATGCGCTCTGACGTGTTGAAGTCTAAGGCCACCACTCGTTGGGGTGGTTGACGCTGAGCCAAACCAATGCTCAGTCCGACCACCAGCCAGCACGCGATAGCCAGCCTGAGGTAGAGCTTCCACGCCTTCACTGGCGTGATACCAGCTGAAGCAGTCACGACGCTTCCTCCTCCTCGTACAGGTGAGCCTTCTGGGCTTCCCTGATTCGCTTGGCCATGGCGCTCAGTTGCTTCTTGTTGAGCTTCTCGCGCCCGTTGGTGCCGATGATCAGGTGGTTCCACATGTGGATGGGAGCAGCACCAAACGCTCCATCCAGACGCTGGCGCCTGAGCGACCTTGCGTCGTAGAACTGCACACTGCGTGTGGGCCTCGGTGGGCGCTGGTAAGGGCCTGAACGCTTGCCAGCCTTGGCTGTGTCAGCACGCCTCACGGTCGTCGCCAGCTTGCCTGTCTTCTGCTTGTCCTTAGGCATGACGCACCTGCCCTTCACCATCAACGACCCACACATCAGCACTGACGTATGAGACGAGCGGGCACTCACGCAGGTACGAAACGAGCGTTATGCGATGCTCGTGGTCGGGGCCGTCGTTCAGCTCCATCAGCTCGCGCATGTCGTCACGCACGTCGCAGACGCAAGGGCCTGGATCGTCCAGGTCAGCATTGCACCAGGACGCGTGCACAACAGCGATGAAGCCGTTGACTGGAAGCTGGTACTCAGGCTCGTTGCGCCTGAACAGGCGACCAACAACAACGCTGACAGCCAAGCTGAAGCCCAGCACCACGAACGCCGCCGCGCAGATGAACACTAACAGGTCAAACATTGTGATCCCCTTGTGTGTGTACGCCCATACTCAGGGTGAGCAGGGCTTTCGTCGTTCTCGATTCCAGCTTACCGAACCTCGTCAACAGGGTCGTGACCAGGGATTCTCGGTTGTTCTCACTTTCTCGAACACAGCGTCACGCTCGGTCACACGCTTGCGTGTGCCCCCGCTCCACGCACCATCTAGCCCGTAGTCCACGAGCTGCCAGTGCCCACGCTTTGCGTTCCACACGCACTGATTAGTGCCTATATCAGCGAGGTTAAACGCCTTTCTAATGGGGTCAATGCAGGCTGTCTTAGCCCTCCTATCTTCCTCATTATCAAGCGTGTTATCCCCACTATCCACGTAGTCTTGCACGGTCATAACGCAAATACGCTTGTCCGTGATCACCTTACGTGAACTGTACTGCCTGTGGCTGTGCCAATATGCACTAACATGGATGGCACGCGTAGGGGCAAATAGGTGTTCTAGCTTGTGACCCTTCACGCGATCATGCCAGAATGCCCATTCATGCCATGATTGCACTGGCGCTACGCCATAGTCCAGCTTGACCACAAATGGCTGGTCGTACAGCTTGAACACTGAGCGCGAGCTGTGGTCTAGGCGCTTGATCTGCTGACCGTTGTGCTCTAGTGCAAACTGTGCAGTGTCTAGGTGCCATTCTGCGCGTAGACGCCTAAGCACCTGGGCGCAGCCTCTGGCTGTCCGTACTGTGGCAGCCTCTGGGAATAGCGTGCCCTGCAAGGTATGCTCCAATCGTTGTGTAGGGGACGCGACAAACGCCCACAGCGTGAGCCATGGGCGTTGTGCCAGGGATTCTTAGGTTGTGCTGATCAGTCCAGATTCCACTCACCAGCATTGTTGCGCACCATGGCCTGACTGTCCACGTGATCGAGGTCAGACCAGAGGATACGTGCTCTATCGCTCACACCATGCCTACGGACCACGAATCCGCCTTGCCTGGCGTCCATCCAGCGTGACCAGAGCATATCCGCTCCGACGCCGTAGACGATGCCCAGCGCGTGCTGTTGAGGCATGCCAGCGTTCACCAGCTCGGCCTGCATGGCGCGATAGCCCTTGTGTAGGGCAGGGATTCTACGCTCTGGGCAATGGCGTGCCAGTTTGATGATGCGCCCATACTGCCTACGTACTGCCAGGCTAACCTCGGCCTCGCTCACGCGATCCTCAGAGCTTGTGAACCGCGTGGCGTTGGACGTGCCATTGATCAGCGCGTCAGTCTCTGCATAGTGCGCAGCATCCTCGCGTGCCCACTGTTCGGCCCTGTAGGCACGTACGATGGCACGCGATCGGCACTGTTCGCATGTGTCTAGGTTGTGAGGCCCACCAGAGCGGCCACGCTCTGCCAGCCATTGAGGCCGTTCCTCGCCTAGCAGCTCTCGCACGTGCCCCTGGTCTAGGTTGTGACGCGTGATGCTCTGGTGTGAGCCATCCTCGCGTGAGCTGGTGATGGTGATGGTGATAGGCATGAGATCCCCTAGAGACGCGAGAATGCCCGCCCCCGTAGGGGCGGGCGATCCTCTGGTGGTCAGCTGTCTTCGCCGCGCCGTGCCCTGGCAACCACACGCTCGGCGTGAGTCTTCAGGGTGCCCGTCCGTGAGGCGATCGCGTCCAGTTCGGAGGCCGAGGCCTTGCCCTGGAGGTAGAGCACCATCGCCTTGAGCTTGCGGTCATCGACCAGGCGTGAGGCGAACGCTGTCAGAGCTTCCTCGTCAGCGTCCGTGGCGTCGGCCACGTACTCGGGGAGCACGTAACGCTGGCTGGGGACCTTGGCCGCCTTGGCCGCCTTGGGGGCGGGCGTGGCAGCGATGCCAGCCTGCTCGGCCAGAGCGGTCAGGCGATCGCTGGCCTTGGGGGCACTGGACGTGCCCTTGCCAGCCTTGCCTGCCCGTGCCTTGGCCATGCGCGCCTTGGCCTCGTCGCTGCCCTTGGCAGGGATGCCCTTGCTTGCGGGTTTGACGCTCACGACGGCCGAGGGCTGGCTGGTGGGGCTGGACTGGACTTCCTGCCCGCCGACGACGGTCAGGGCCAGCTGGAGAGTCGCACGCGCTTCCTGGTACTCAGAAGCGCTGGCGTTCTCGGGGACATGGATGATCAGCACTGGACTACCTTCCTGGCGGTCGGTCGGTCCGACCTGCCGATCACCACTATGGGCCGTCTCGTCAACCTCGTCAACTCTTTCGGCGGAAATGACCCTCTGACCAGGGCATTCTCACCCATTCTCACTGCCCAAACCAGGGGAACATGTGTTCGATTGGGCTTCCTCGCAGGTAGTAGTTCTCTCATGCGCGTGGGCACAACGTGCCCATGCTCGCGTGGATGACCAGGCGTTTGGGCACATGTGCTCCAACGTTCTGAGCAGGGCAGCTGGTGAATCCCCATGCTGGCGCACGCTGTGCGTGCGTGAGCCTGGCTGTCTCCGTGCCCATGCGTGCGTGCGTGGTCTAGCTCTACGCTCATGCACCCCTGCGTGTGGTAGCTAGTACGGGCGCGCGTCACGCCCACGTAGCGTGGGCATGTATGCGCGTATACACGCGCGTGAGGTTGGCTAAGTTTGGTGGGAGAATCCAGGGCAAGGGCTGGTTGTCGGAGCCAGTTGACGGGTGTGGGGGGGGGTGGGGGCGCGCGTATGTATATATATATAACGGTACTTACGCATGTGTGCCAGGATTTCTGGGTCCCTCTCTTTGGGTCCCATCTGAATGGGTCCTTCTACGGACCTAATCTTGGACGCGTCTGCTTCAGCTGGTATTGCGTCGTAGACGCGAAGAAGGCCACCCTTGCGGATGGCCTTCACGCTCTCATGCCCATCACCGTGTCGAGCAGAACGTCGCTACGTGACGTTTACCCCCATAGCGGGGAATGAGTTACCGTGCCTCACAGACTTGAGAACCTCTTAAGGCGTTGTCCGAAGACGCAGCCATACCATTCAGAACAGGCGCTTCACAAGTTGGCAAGCCAAACTGCTCTACAGGTCTTTCCTAGCTCGCACTAGGCAGTGCTCCTTAGCAACCTGAGCCTCCAGGCGGGTTCTCACTGTCCTTCGTAGCGAAGCAACAGCAGAGATTCACTAATAGATTCAGAGCGTCTCACCGCTTCAGTGGTTACGCCGTAGGCGTTAGATCCTGTGCTCGATCCTGTACTGCTGGGCCTTGCGGATGCGCTTCCAGTGGAGCTTGCTGCTCTGGCGACGGACTCTCTTGTCCTGCTGGCCTGGCATCGTGCACTTGTAGGTGCTCTCAGCCCCACACTCAGGACAGCTAACTAGCCTGCACTCCTCTACGGTGAGAGAGGTCCCAGGCTGGTTCCTCAGATACTCAGGCCCTGACTTCTGCATCTAGGTAAGCCCTCACTCGTTCCATGTGGTTGGTAGCTCCACGATAGCGTGCTCCACTTTGCTTCACACGCCAGCAGCGCATACCTGGTTCTGCTTCACAGCGTGGACAAGCTAGCTGTCGAACTGTCGCCCTGGGGGCGACAATGAAGCTCTTGCCAATGTCTGGTTCGCTTAGCATGGTTCCTTGTGGTGTCTTTGGAGCCTCGGCTGGAGCCTCGGGCCTGCGGCCACTCCCCCTCCCAGGGGGAGTGCTCCAAAGCCACTCCCTTCCTCCTAAAGGTTCTCCCCTCAATAATAGACCATCGTCGCAGCTCAGGACCAGGGCGGATGTGCTCCAATCCCTGGTCACTACAGGTATTTGAGACATGCCGCTGTGTATTAGTGATGGAGCACACCAAGCTGCTAGCACTGGTTCCCCATGTCGAGGACCTTAACAAGTGGCGCAAGGAAGGTGACCGTTGGGTCATCCCTGAGCGCCAGAGCGAGTTCCTCGACTGGCTGCTGACCCCACGTGGCGAGCGTGATGTACAGACGATCAAGGATTGGGCCAAGGCTCACGACCTTGACCCAGGTACAGTGTCTGGCTGGAAGGGCGATCGTCGCTTCCGTCGTGAGTGGGAGGATCGTGCGAACTCTAAGAACCTCTCCGTGGAGCGCATGCAGGGTGTCATCGACACGCTATATCAGGCTGCCATGGACGGGGACGTGCAAGCGGCCAAGCTCTACATCCAGGAGACGGAGAAGCTACGTCCACCACGCCAGGTCACCGCTGACGCTGACGTGGAGAAGCTGTCCGATGAGGAGCTGGCAGACGAGCTGAGGCTACTACTAGGGGACGTGCGTGGCTTTGGAGAATCGTTTGCAGGCGAATGATCGAGGACGGCTGGAGAAGCTCAGGCGAGAACTGCTCTGGAGGAAGTGCAGGACCGACAAGAAGTGGTTCATGCGCAACTACTGGAGCATCAAGGTGCCTGGGGTTGGACGTACGCTGTTTGACCTTCGTGACGCCCAGGATGAGGCATTCGATCATTGGGAGGACAACAGGTACTCCCTGACCCTCAAGGCCCGTCAGATCGGCTGGAGCACGGGGATCACGGCGTTCTGTTGGCACGAGGCGTTCTTCTACCCTGACCGTGAGATTCTGTTCGTCAGCAAGGGTGAGCGTGAGGCTCAGCTGCTGCTGGACAAGGCCAAGTACGGGATGCAGTTTCTACCTGACTGGCTGGTCATGCGTGGGCCAGCTCTGACCAGCGACTCCAAGAGCACACTGACGTTCTCCAATGGTTCTTCTCTTATTAGTCTGCCTAGTGCTTCTAACCCTGCTCGCTCTTTCGCTGGCTATCGTGTTGTTGTGGACGAGTGGGCCTTCCTTCAGAACCCCGAGGAAGCCTGGGCCTCCATCGAGCCAGTAGCTGACGTTGGTGGTAGGATCACGGGGCTGTCTACGGCTAATGGCTGGGGCAACTTCTTCCACACGCTATGGCTAGGCGCTGAGACGGGTGAGAACCAGTTCAAGACCATGTTCCACAGCTGGCGCGCTGGTGGTAGGGACGACGATTGGTACGAGACGAAGAAGCGCACACTGCCTAGTTGGCAGCTGGCGCAGGAGTACCCAGACAACCCAGATGAAGCCTTCCTGAAGTCAGGTAACCCTGTCTTCGACCTGGAGGTTCTGTGGGAGATGGGTCACAGGACGGTAACGCCCAAGGTGGGCATGCTAGTGACAGGAGCAGTTGCATGAGCAAGAAGTACGAGCCAGGCAAGTCTTCGCGTGACATGAAGCGTGAGGTCAAGGACAAGGTAGACAAGAGGGCTGCTGAGATTGAGAAGCAGCGTGACCAGGGCGGGAAGGGAACGAAGAAGTGATGACGTGCAGCAGTGTGAGGAACGAACAGTGAGCAAGGAACGTCTTCAGGCCAAGCACGACAAGTCTGCCAAGATCAGGCAGGAGCGAACGAAGCTGGACACTCAGGCACGTTCATGGGCTGACAAGGCTCAGCGTGAAATCAAGGGGCAGCGCAGGGAGAACTGATGCCCTACAAGAGCAAGGCTCAGCGTGCCTACATGCACGCCAATGAGCCTAAGATCGCCGCCAGGTGGGATCGGAAGTACGGTGGCAAGATTGCTAAGGGTAAGAAGAAGGCTACTAAGGCCACGAGCAGTCGCTCTCCGAGCGGACGAAGTAGGAAGCGCTAATGGCTATCCTGCTCCAAGAGTCAACCGCCTGGCCCCCTGAGGGGCCAGTACACATCTTTCAGGAGAAGCTGAGTGGACACTCCTACGTCATTGGAGCAGACGTTGCCGAGGGGCTGGAGCATGGCGATTATTCTGCTGCTATGGTTCTTGATGCTCGTACTGGCATGCTGGCAGCCACGTGGCACGATCACACCGATCCTGACCTCTTTGGTGAGCAGCTTGCGCTCCTGGGTCGCTACTACAACACCGCCCTGATCGGCGTCGAGATTAACAACCACGGCCACGTGACCGTTGGTTCGCTGCGCAGGCACAAGTACCCCAGGATCTTTAGGCGCAGGATCGTGGGTCAGATCACTGAAGGGTTTGCTCCACAGTTCGGCTGGCACACCAACAAGGTGTCCAAGCCCAAGATGATTGACGACCTCAACGCCGCGCTGCGCGACGGCACCATCGACATCAGGGATACAGCGACCCTGGCCGAGCTGAGGACCTACATCCGTGAGTACACTACGGGTGGTCTTGTAAAGACTCATGGTAGTCCTCACGACGATAGGGTCATGGCTCTAGCCATCGCCGTTCAGATGCTCTCCTACACGTGGCAGGAGGACGATCAGGAGAAGAAGGACGATCGTTGGACGATGGATTGGTGGGTTGGTAAGGCCAAGGAGCTAGAGCGCCGCCCCGAGGAGCCTGTCCCTCTGGGCCTCCATAACATCAGGTCCGACTTTCGCTGAGACACGCAGGCTGAATAGACAGAGAGTACGTACCTCTAAACAGGGATTCCTATGTATCGAGACAACACCAAGCCGTTTACGCCTAGGCAGACCAACGGCAACAGCAAGACCGTTCGCAATGGCAACCCTCGTCCAGGCACGCGCAACAACAACAAGCCTGCTGGCGCAGGTTCTGTTCAGTCAGTGAACGGCAAGACGCCGCGTCCTGGCTACAAGCAGAACAAGCCTGCTGGTGGTGGCACGGGTAGCGTTGCTCGCCCTGGTGGACCTCAGGGCCTGAACCGAGGCGTCAACGCCAAGTGAACCAGGGATGCGAGCACGCTGAGCGTGCGTGTCTTCCCTGCAAGCTAGAAGGCTGGCGAGACGGTTCCAGCTCTTTGGGCGTTGCGATCCCCGAGTGGTGGAAGGGTCCGTCTAAGTGGGAGCTGGACCGCCGCCAGCGCGCAGAGATGGACGCCGCTGGAATGTCATACGATCGCGCGCCTAAGCAAGGTGACTGATGGCCCGTTCCAAGAAGTCCTACATCAAGTGGTACAAGCACGAGCTGGAGCGCGCCAAGTCCTTCCGCCAGCAGCATCAGTATGATGCACTTTGGGAGCGAATGGTTGACCTCTATCGAGGTAAGACCCTCCCGACAGTCCAGACCAAGGAAGATAGGGTCGTTGTCAACGTCGCCTTCGGCACGATCAATGTCATCTATCCCTCAGTCTCAGTTAACTACCCTAAGATCACTGTACTGCCTAATGACCCTCTGGACGAGGACAGGGCTGTCCTCACCGAGGTCATCACCAATTTCAACTGGAAGCATTTCAACTTCCAGGACCAGTTCAGGCTAGCGGTCAAGGACTACCTCCTCATCGGCCATGGTTGGGTAAAGTGCGGCTACAGGTACAAGGAACAGGAAGCTCCTTACGAGGACGATGAGAAGTCAGAAATGTATGAGGAGGCGGTCGGCCAGGCTGACTCCTTCGCAGCAGAGAACCCTGCTATGGCTGGAGATGTGCCCGACAACGACGAAATCACTCAGGCCCTCCCTGAGGCTAAGATCGTCATTGCCGAAGACCAGCCCTTCATCGAGCGTGTCAGCCCCTGGGACATCTACGTAGACCCAGAGGCCACGGGCATGGACGATGCTCGCTGGATCTGCCAGCGCATCATTCGTCCTCTGGAGGACGTGCGTAAGGACAAGCGCTACAAGCAGTCAGTGCGCCTGTCTGTGCAGTCTGACATGCACGCTGATCAGTTCAGGGAGCAGCAGCGTCGAATGATGCTGCGTGGCAACCAGGACCCAGAGGATCAGCGCGTCACCATCTACGAGTGGTACGACATCAAGCGCAACACCATGGCTGTGTGCGCTGAGGGATCAGAGCAGTTCCTGGTAGAACCCCAGCCTTGCCCATTCCCATTTGGTCAGCCATTCGTGATGATCAGGAACTACGACGTTCCCGACTACTTCTACCCCATGGGCGACCTAGAGGCTATTGAGCCATTGGTCAACGAGCTGAACAAGACTCGTTCAATCGGCATTCAGGTGCGCCAGAAGTTTGCTAGGAAGACGCTGGCCCGAGCTGGCGCTTTCGACGCGCAGGGTCGCCAGGCCCTAGAGTCAAACGTGGACAACACAGTCGTCTTCGTAGCAGACGAGGGTGCTGACCTGAACCAGGTCGTGGCAGCCATGCCACAGATCCCTGTTCCACCTGAGCTGTTCGAGCACTCAGACACCATCGAGAAGGACATCGGTGACGTGTCTGGAATCTCTGAGTACCAGCGTGGTCAGGTCCCAGAGACAAGGCGTACGGCAACTGAGGCCAGCATCATCCAGGACAACGTGTCTGCACGTAGTGCTGAGAAGCTGGCTCAGATCGAGAAGTCCATCGCTCGGGTAGCCCGTAGGGTCATCCAGCTCCAGCAGGAGTTCATGCAGAGCACTCAGGTTGCTCGCATTGTAGGCCCTGACCAGGCTATCTACTGGATCCCTTACGACCACGAGGACATCAAGGGAGAGTTCGACTTCGAGGTAGAGGCTGGTTCAACGCAGCCTCAGAACGAGACGGTCAGGCGTCAGACGGCAGTTGCTCTAATGGAGGCTATGCAGCCGTTCATTGACCTGGGAGTCATCGACCCAGCTATGCTCGCAGAGCACGTGCTGCGTGAGGGCTTCGGCGTCAAGGACCCAACCAAGTTCGTAGTGCAGCCCATGGTCGATCCCATGACAGGCATGCCAATGCAGCCTGGCATGGAGGGCGAGATGGGTGGCGTAGGCGGACCTCAGGGCGCACCTATGGGTGGAGGCTTTGAGAACTCAGCAGGCATCCCAGGCAACGAGCTGCCAGAGGGAGCAATGATGGGCTGATGGTTACAGTAAACGACGACATCGCTGTCAAGCTGGCAGCTGAGTTCCCTGGCGTGGAGAAGTCGGGCACGGCTTTGCTCCAGCGCTATCGCGCGGGCGACATCTCCATGAGGATGGACGGGTTTGGCACGTCCTACCTCATCAGCGAGGCAATCTTTCCACACATTTCAGACAGAATCTTTGTTGCAGTTGACCTGTCTATGGATGATTGGAGCGCTGCTGCCTACGGAGTCTCAACCCTGATGTCTAAGTGGGAGATTCTGTTCAGTCTTCGTGCATGGCTCTTTCAGATCAGCGCTACGGGAAACCTGATTGGTGCCTATAGCCCCAATGGCGCGCTAGAGCGTGTCTTCACGTCTTCGGCGGCTGTCGGCTTTGCCGATGGCTCTCGTCACGCTGTGGCCATGGACATTGACACCACAAACGCTGGCAACAGGACTTGCACCTTCTACACGGCTACCACAATTGACCAGGGTGATTGGGTCCAGCTGGGCGCTGTTCAGTCGGTGGCTGGTGAGGAGGCCATCACTAACGTAACCATTCAGAGCGTGCTCGGTGGAGATGGTGCAGTTGGGTTCGTCGCTCGACAGGCGGGAGCTAACTTCTATCGTGCTCAAGTAAAGACTGGTGGACTCAATGGGACCATTGTTTCTGACGTGCGCTTTGATGCACCAAACGTCCTAGGAATTGGTCCCAACCAGAGCGTTCCTGACAGCGTTCTGCTATCTGGCTGGCGTCTCAACCAGGGTGCAGTACCTGCTAGCTGGGCTACCAGCTCTGTCCTTGTCTACTCGCCTAACACCGCTGCACTTGCCATCACAGGCGATATTGATGTGCGTGTCAAGGTGAGTCTGGCTGACTGGACTCCAGCTGCCACTCACTGGATCATCAACCACGGTAATCACACTGACGCCCCACCCAGCCTCAAGTGGACTTTCAGTGTTCACCCCAACAACACCATTAGGTGTTTCGCGTCCGTGGATGGAACGCTGACAGGCGTTGGGCCTGAGTCTGTTGCCACAGGCTTTGTGGACGGCTCAGAGCACTTCATTCGTTGGACGATGGACGCTGATGATGGTGCTGGCAACAGCATCTTCACCTACATGGAATCGTTTGACAACGGCCAGAGCTGGGTAAACATCGGTTCTCCAATCGTAGACGCTGCTGGCCCTGTAACCATGTTTGCCACCACCAAGCGTCTAGAGATTGGTCGTCTGAACCCTGGTGGTCAGAACTTGAAGTACGCCGAGGTTCGTAATGGCATTGGCGGCCCAATCGTGGTAGCCGCTGACTTCGAGCACATCCCCAACCCTTCAAGTGGCTATGTTGATCTGGTTGGCACACGCTGGCACGCTCTGAACGGTGGTCCTCGTCCTGTCCAGGTCAGCGACCGTGAGACGTTCGATGAGCTGGTGGCGCACTACGCTGGAGCCTCAGCTAACAACAACTTCGTAGATGATCAGTGGGCGTTCTGGAACGCATTCGTTCCTTGATGAGACACCTGATCAGTGATATGTAGAGAGCAACCGTTCGGGGACTCTTGAGTTAGAGCTTCTGTGTTGCCTCGCGTGCAAGTCAACGAACACACGTGATGGAGCGTAATGACTGACATCTTTAGCACTCTGCCTCCTCCTACTGGCTCAGAGCCAGCACAGGGAGAAGCAACCCCATCTACCCCGCCTCCTGAGTCTGGTACTCCAGAGGCTCCACCTGCTCCTGAGGGTTCTGCCCCTGAGCCTGGTGCAGAAGGGGGAACACCTGCTCCGCCTCCTTACCTGGAGGTTGATCAGTACGGGGATCACCTGGTAAAGATCAAGGTCAGTGGGAACGATGTAGAACTGCCCTTCCGTGAGGCCGTCAACGGCATTATGATGGGTAGGGATTACACCCAGAAGACGCAGGAGCTAGCCGAGGAAAGGCGTCGTCTACAGCAGGCAGACCTCCTGGTAGCTGCTCTGGAACAGAATCCACAGCAGACACTAAGGGAGCTAGCCGAGGTCTACGACTTCGATCCCGACAATGCTCTGGCGCCAGTTGAGCGTAGTGAGGAGCAGCGACAGCTGCGTGATCTACAGGCTCAGGTGACTCAGCAGCAGGAACAGTACGCACGTCAGATGATGCAGAACGAGATTGCTGCAATTCGACAGCAGGATCCAAACGCTGATCCGTATGCTCTAGCGGCTTTCGCTAGGGATAATGGGACCACCCTGACAGTGGCACATCAGGTGCTACAGGCTCAGAAGGTCCTGAAGGACCAGCAGGATTCCGTAGCTGCCGAACAGCGTCGTCAGGCTGCACTCGCAGCTGGCCAGGTGCATGATCAGAGTAACACTCAGCGTGGCTCTGTATCGCCAGGCAGTGGAGCTGCACCTACCTCGCTCCGCGAGGCGTGGGCACTGTCCAAGCAACAGCACGGTATGTGATCAACTCAACTAACCCCGAATAGGAAACAGCCTAATGGCATTCGCAGACTTCGATGCGGTTGTCGCTACGACGCTGAAGAATTACCTGCCCAAGCTAGAGGATAACGTCTTCTCGGCACGTCCTCTGGTGTTCTTCCTGAAGCAGGCTGGACAGATTCGCACCATCGCTGGTGGTACGACCATTGTTCTGCCTCTCATCTACGCACAGAACACCACGGCAGGCTCTTACGCTGGCTACGACGTAATCCCAACCACGCCTCAGGACGGCATGTCAGCCGCCGAGTTTACGTGGAAGGAGTACGCAGCTTCCATCAGCATCTCTGGCCGTGAGGAGGCCATCAACAACTCCGAGCAGGAGGTCATTGACCTTCTAGAGGCCAAGACGATGCAGACCGAGGAGACGATCCTGGAGCAGCTTGACTCCATGTTCTTCCTCGATGGAACGGGCAATGGTGGCAAGAACTTCCTTGGCCTGGCTCACCTAGTGGGTCAGAACGCCACGGCAGTTGGTGGCATCGACCCCGCAGTTCAGACGTGGTGGCAGTCCAACATCAATACCACCGCAGAGGTTCTAACCAAGAGCCGTATGGAGAACTCGTACAACACGGCCTCAGTCGGTAACGACAGGCCTAACGTTGTTCTGACCACGCAGGCGCTGTACGAGAAGTACAACTCACTGCTCCAGGACAACCTGAGGTACACGGACACCAAGACGGCCGACGCTGGTTTCGAGAACCTCGTGTTCCACGCAGCTCCAGTCACCTACGACGTGTACTGCCAGGCGAACACCATGTACATGCTCAACAGCAAGTACCTGCGCCTGACGGGCCATGCCGATGTGTGGTTCAAGAGCACGCCGTTCGTCCGTCCTGAGAACCAGAACGCTCGCTACGCACAGATCCTCCTCATGGGAGAACTGGGCATCTCTAACCGCAAGCGTCACAGCGTTCTCCAGAACAAGACCGCCGTCTGATTGATCGGGGGGCTTCGGCCCCCCTTTCTCTCAAGGAGAAATACATGGCAGCAGCAGACACCAGCAGGAGTCCAGTGCACTTCATGGAGCGCCGTATCGCGGCAGCAACGGGTCCTTCAAGCGTCCGTCCGCCTATCACAGGCGTTGCTGTGAGTGACGCTGGTATCCACGCAGCCCTGGTCCTCCTAGGTTACATCACCACTTGAGGTAAGAACATGGCAGCAGCAGATACGAGCAAGAGTCCTATCCACATCCTTGAGCGTCAGCTGGCAGCCTCTGTAACAGGAGGCCCCCTGACGAGCGCTCAGCCACCAATCACGGGTGTCGTAGTCACCGCAGCAGCAATCCACGCTGCGCTGATCGACCTCGGACTCATCACGGCCTGAGGTACTAACACATGGGTGCATGCACCTTTGCACGAGCTTCTGGCTCTTTCGCAGACCAGGCTGAGTTCAGCATGCCGTCGCCTAACGGCGATGGGGACATGCTTCGCGGCGTCAAGGGAACGCTGACGTTCAGCTCCTCATATGCCACGGGTGGCGACACCATCCCCAAGGCTTCTGTCGGCCTCGACACGATCAACGCAATTCTGGTTGACCCCGTAGGACCGACCGACGCAGCAGGTGGTCTAAGCGTCCGCCTGGGTGGAACACCTAGTGCTCCAACGCTCGCGGCGTTTCTCGCCGCAGGTGGAGTGGGAGCAGGTGCGGGCACTCAGGTGGCAGCAGCCGCCAACATGACCACCCACTCAGTCAATGTACTCCTTCTAGGACACTGATGGATCAGGCCCTAGTTAGTCGCTCTGGAACCTCACTCCAGGCTGGCTACTACCCAGGTGTGTCCCCTGCTGCTTCTGGTGGCAGGGGTGCACAGCTGGCTACTCAGGGAATGCGCCTGATCGCTGGTGGAGAACACAAGCCTGAGTGGACCCCCGATGAGCGCCATTGCCAGTGGGTTGCTGGGGAAGCTCAGTGCATGAGTTGGCCCGTCAAGAACAAGCCGAACCCCGAGCGCTATTGCGCAGGTCACATGAAGAAGGTAGCAGCGACGAATGGCCCTCAGCCTACAGCAGATCAGGGACTACGTACGGCTGCATCTTGACCTAGAGGTCGAAGACCTGCCCGATGTGGTCATCGACACCTTTGCTAGGGAAGGCTCACGACGCATTGAGCGTGCTGAGCCTCGTTGGCCTTTCTACGAGGTCACCTATCCTCTGACCCTGGACGCTAACGCGTCGTCTGTAATCAAGGACGACATCGCTACCGACCTGGATCAGATCAGTTCCATCAATCACACGCCAGCGGTGGCATTCCCACCGCTCGTTTGGGTTGGACACGAGACGATCAACGATCAGCTCTCCATGCGCCCTGGTGCTCTAGGGCGTCCTATGTATTTCTCTGAGTGGGCTGGCAGCATCCTGTTCTACCCAGCCGCTGACATCGAGTACACGTTCAACGTGAACGGTTACAAGCAGCCAGCTGATTGGGTTTCAGATGGCGCTGGTGGCGTGCCTGACATGCCTGACGAGCTGCACAACACTGTTGCTCTATGGTGCATGTCCAAGGCTTACTACCAGCAGGAGGACGACGTTCTTGGAGCAACTTTCGAGCGTCAGTTCTCAGACGAGCTGAATGAGTTCAGGCGTCGTCTGGTCATCACTCCTTACGCTCAGCCTCTGGTCATTGGTGGTGGAACCCCTCCAGATGCCATGCAGCGCTTCGCGCGCCCTAGGTTCGATTGGGAGGTTCACTGATGGTCACGACAGTCGCTCCTCCTGGTAGGGTGGCTAGGCGTGTTCCTGTAGAGATTGAGGAGCAGAGGGACTTCACTGGTGGCCTGAACCTGAAGGACGACCTCTACAACCTGGCCGATAACGAGTCTGCCGACCTTCAGGACGTGGACATTGATAGGCGTGGTGGCTTCGGTGTACGCCGAGGCATCAGGCCTTTCATTGACCGCGAGACGGTGCGCGTTGTAACTGCTACAGGCGCCAGCCGTACCACCAACGTGGTGACAGCTGTAGGCCTAGACCCCCTGAACGGTGACGTTAATGGTGGTCTGGTGCCAGGTCAGCAGTACATCGTAAACTTCGCTGACAACGCGTACGATGGTACGTTCGTCATCGTGTCCGCAGCTGCTGGTGCCTCTACGGCCACCTGGGCACAAGTAGCAGCAGACGACGCTGCCGCAGGTGTTGGAACGTTGAAGGAGTCCAACAGCTTCCCCGACAGCGGCTACACGTACGTAGACGACTCACTCGTGCGTCACATCCTGGTGGCTCGCAATGGCCAGGTCAGGCGCTGGGGTGGTACTGAGTGGATTGACGTGATCCGCCTGTTCGGTGGCTCTGGGCGCACCGAGTTCCAGGAGTTTCGCAACGTCCTCTACATGCTGCCACCTGGTATTCAGGTGCCATACACCTGGACAGGCACGGGTCTAGCTACTCAGCTGACGACCGCAGTAGGAAACTACAACGACGACCTGACCGCCCCCAACAACGGTAACTACCCTCAGTGTCGTACTATCGCCACCCACAAGGAGGTCATGTGGGCTGGTGGCGTGATCGAGGCTGTGGGTCCTAGTCACAACTCTAGGGTTCGCTGGAGCCACCCTGGAGCAGGGCAGGACTGGCGTACCAACGACTTTATCGACCTGGATCCAGATGACGAGAGCGGCTTCATCCGTGCTCTAATCCCCTTCGGTGACCGCCTACTGGTCTTCAAGGACAAGGCCGTCTATGCCATTTCTGGTGATCCTCCTGCCAACTTCCAGGTAGAGAACCTGACCAAGAAGGTTGGCTGCTCAAGCCGTTGGGCTGTGGTTACCACAGAGCAGGAGGTCTACTTCTATGACAAGGACACGGGGGCTTGGAGGTACGACGGTAGGACCTTTGAGTGGATCTTCGAGCCGCTCTATCGTCTGATTGACGACGGACTACTGAACTCTCAGTTCTCATTCCAGAGCATCGTAGAGTTCCATCGTGAGCGTCTATGGGTCAGCGTGCCCTCGGCCTCAGCAGGACCTTACTCTGGTCAGTTCCTGAGCCTCATCTATCAGCCTGACTCAGGTAAGAAGGGTAGTTGGACAGTCCACACCAGGACAGGGTTTGGTTGGTGGGTACATGCTGGATCAGATGGTGGCGACCTACACCTGCTAGGTGGCCTCAACGGAGGCGCAGGCGCCAACCTGCTCTACGAGTTTGACGTTGAAGGATTGTTCCTAGATGAGCAGGCATTCTCTCCTGTCTCTATGAAGCTGATGCCAGAGCTAGGAACGTCAGCCAATCCTCCTGCTGCCACGACTCCAGATGCTGCTAGCCACGACATCACGACCGATATTGAGATTCAGTTCGAGGCCTATCGCGAGGACTGGAACAGCACCAACGCTGGTGGATTCAACTTCGGTGAGTCTATGGGATCCAAGTGGCAGTCAGCCGCTGGTGGTCGCTCGTGGTACGTCGTCCTCATGGACAGTGGCACGATTGACTTCAACTGGTCTACGAACGGCACCAATGAGCTGTTCCTGGATTCTACTCTACCTCTACCTAACGATAGCCCTGCTCTTGGAATCAAGATCACGTTCGACGTTAATGATGGTGCTGGCAACAAGGTAATGAACGTCTATTATCGTAAGCGTGGCATCTTGGACTGGACGCTGCACGAGACTGTAACAGAGGCTGGAACCACCAGCATCTTCAACAGTTCATCTCAGATGGTGGTAGGCTCAGCTACGGAGGGTGGAGGAACGCTAGGCGGAATCTTCATCGACACCGAGGGGTTCTTTGGTCACATCTTCAGCATGACCGTGAAGAACGGCATTGATGGTGCTATCGTTGCCAACCCACAGTTTGATGAGCAGACGGAGCTGACGCCTCTGTTCACGGATTCTGCTGGTCTAGTGTGGACGATGGTCAATGGAGCCTGGCTGGGCTTCCATCGCGAGGAGGCCGCTATTACCTCCTGGTACACGACTCGCTGGTTTGACGCCAACAACAGTGCAATGAAGAAGCGTTGGAAGCGTCCTGTAGTCGTCATGCGCGCAGGCGCAGATCAGAAGACTGTGGTCAAGGTCTTCAGGGATTACGACCCTACAAGGGTCTTCAAGCAGTTTGAGTTCATCACTTCAGCAGATGCAGAGACAGGTGTCTGGGACGATCCTGCGACAGAGTGGGACGATGAGCAGTGGGCTGCTGAGCAGTCGCTGGGTGGAGAGAAGGCTATTGCCCTCAGGGGAGTGCCTCTTTCAGGTGGCATCGCCCGTGCTCTAAAGTTCGAGAACAACACCAAGGGTCAGGATTGGCGTGTCCACGGTCTGATTATGAAGTGGATCCCACGAAGGATTAGGAACTGATGGCTACAGCATCTGTGCAGCATACGTTCGCAGCTCTGACCGACATCAAGTCGTCAGAGGCCAACAAGAACTTCCAGGACCTGGTGAACTTCATCAACAACCAGGTGATCCATGCAGATGCTTCGCGCGTCTTCACGGCCATTCCTTCAGGTCCTCCAACGGACCCCAGCTCTGACAATCAGTTCGCTCGCAAGGCTTACGTGGATCGTGGACCTTCTGTTGAGCAGTCACAGTTCACGCCTGGTGGTACGTCTGACCTGACGCTAGGAACTTTCACCAACTGGCCCTCAGTAGGAGGCCAGTATACGCTGTCGCACACAAAGCGTCAGCCCAGTGGCACCACCAGCATCCTGGTCATCTACCTAGGATCGGGCTTCTCTGTGACCGCTCCTTCTACGGTGGCTGAGTTCGCTGTTAGGGTTGATGCAGCTGGCTCTGACTTCGTGGCAGGCAAGTTCGCCTACAACACAGTTAGCGAGCACCATTCACACGCAGGTGGAGTAACGATCGCTGGTCTAGGCGTTGGTGCACACACGTACGGTCTACGTGCTAGGCGTGTGTCTGGCGCTGGCGCCGTGCGTTGCGATGGCAACGATAGGCACCAGTTCATTATCATGGAAGTACCTGTCTGATGCCTCTGGCTCACCTGCGCCTGGGCTGGCGCTGGCCAAGGCCTAACGACTTTCAGACCAACGACCTGAGGCCACTGAAGGACTCATTCAGCAGTCTTCAGGGGAGCCTGTTCTACCCACACGTTGGTCTTAGGTTCAGTGGCACGTTTGCTATGGGTACGGGTTTCACCGCGTCGGTTGTTCCCATGGTCGTGACCCCTGGTCCGCCTGACACTGGCGACCCCTATAGCCTCTATCGCTCTACGACGGTCCACGTTCAGGTTCCTCAAGAGTTTGATTCCTGGATGATGTACGGAGCTGTTACCTTCGTAACCGCAGGTTCAGCTTCAATTCCTATTCGTACATTGGGGTTCTCTATCAACGGTGCAGCCACAGAGAACTGGCTCACTCATGGTTATCACAACACTGCTGGTGGTCTGCGTGCCGTGGTTCCCATCATGGAGCGAGTGAAGAAGGGAGACGTTATTCGCGTCTGTGCTGCAAGTACAACGGCAGAGAACCTCTCAACTGCACGCACGTGGCTCAAGTTTGAGCCTCTAGGCTGAGACGAAGCGCAGGTATTAGCAGATGGCATTCTCCGTATCAACCATTGGCCCTGAGCAGCTGAGGTCTTACCAGCAGGGTAGGTCTAACGCGCGTACGACCAATCTCCAGAATCAGGCCAAGACTCAGTACCAGCGCAACCTGGCTGGACAGGCGTACAACGACAGGACTCAGGACTTCGACACTCAGCAGGGTCGTGTCCGTGAGCAGCTGCCAAGCAGCTACATCAACAGGGGAACGTTCAGGTCGGGCATCTACAGGGATGCTCTAAAGCGTTACGCCATTGATCGTCTAGCAGGCCAGCGCAACCTTCAGAGGGACTACCAGCTGGAGCAGCAGGGTCTGACATTCGGAGCTAGGGGAAGCTCTGACGAGCTGGCTATGACCCTATCCAACCTGTATGGAGAGCAGTACGCAGCCCAGGCCCAGATTGCCTCGGCTCTGAAGGGCATCGGAATCTGACATGGCTATTCCCGTAGGCGCCCAGGGGCGCACGACAACCCGACCAGGTAACCCACGCTCAGGTGGTGCATCGCGTACCACGCCTCGTATCATCAGGCAAGCTAAGAGGGAGAACCCACCTTGGCAGTACATTCCCTACGGCTCAATGCAGGGCCAGGTCGGTGGCTTTGGGGGCGGTGGTGGTCGTTCAGGCGGCGGTGGAGGCGGCTATGGTGGTGGGGGCGGTGGAGGCGGTGGGCCTTCTGCGTATGAGAAGTTCCTCATCGAGGAGGAGAAGCGCAAGCAGCGTGAGCTAGCCCAGCGTAAGGCTGCTCTAACGAAGCAGCTCCAGGGCGCACGTGGCAAGGCCATTCCTCTGCTGGGTCAGTACAACAAGCAGTATGGCGCTGACATCGGCAAGACTTTCGCAGACAACCGTGCTTTGAATGCTGGCTACGGCAAGCAGCTCTCAGACATTGGTGGTCAGATGCGCAGCCAGTATAGTGGCGTTGGCGCAGGGCTACAGCGTGACCTCCGAGGGCAGGGCGCAGGGAGCCAGGGATCGCCTGAGCTAGCAGCAATCCTAGCTGCTGTCGGACAGGGCAACGCAGGCACCAGCTTCCTCCAGAACTCAGGCAACAT